CTCTTCATCTGCGGCATACGGTACTGCTGGTAACCCTATCACTGAGGTAGACGGTCTTATCAACGCATTATCTGATGACGCTATGGCAAAAGACGACTTAGTTGTTTATATGTCTTACGCTTACTTCAGAATGTACGTTCAAGCGTTAACTAAAGAGAACTTCTTTAAGGATTACATCAAGGATGCTAACATCACTGGTAAAATGATCGCTATCCACCCTAACAGTAATGTAACTGTAGTTCCTACTAAAGGTCTTAACGGTTCACAGCAAGTTGTTATTGGATCTAAAGAATACTATGTAGTTGGTTTCGACTTATTGTCTGACCATGAGTCTTTCGACCTGTGGTGGTCAAGAGACAACGACGAGGTAAGATTCCGTGCTAACTTTAACTATGGTGCTGCTATTCCTAACTTCGGAGCTGGTAAAAACTACTTCGCAACTAACAACCTATAATCGTTAGTTTACAAAAAAACTAAGGGGGTGCAAGTCCCCCTTTAATAAACTTAAAACTAAATAAATTATACAAAATGAGTTGTTATATTTCAAGTGGCGTATCATTCGGATGTTCAGATTCCTTAGGAAGTTTGAAGACTGTATGGATTTTAGGTGACGTATCTCACGATGTTACTGCAGTTGCAGTTGACGCACAGGACGCAATCACCGGATTCACAGGAACCGGTACATGGTACAAGTTCGATGTAAAAAGAAACACAAGTTCACTTACTCAAGTAATAAACAAATCATTCGAGAACGGAACAGTATTCTACTCTCAAGATGTAGTAATGGCATTCTACAAGTACGACGCGGACAAGAGAAACGTTGTGAAATTGTTGAGCCAAGATGACAATCTTAAAGTAGTTGTTGAAGATCAGAATGGTACACAATATTACTTAGGTGAACAAAATGGTTTATATGTTGGAAGTGGACAAGGTGAAACAGGATTGGCAGTAGGAGATAGAAATGGTTTCTCTATCAACCTTACAGGTCAAGAACCTAATCTCGCGAAGGTTTACTCAAGTGATTTCGACGCTATGGCTACCGCAGGTGGTTTCACAGTTGAGGCATAATCACTAACCAATGTATCATAGGTTTTGAACCCTATGTACTTTTTTAAAGGGGTCCTCCCAAGGGACCTCTTTTTTTATGCCAAACATTATCTCGAATTTATTTGGCAGAGATTTCAATTTCATTTTTTTTATATTTAGGTATAGAACTATCTATATATGGTATACATTAATACAAATACAGACAACGAATTTGTACTCAACATTAATAATAATGTTAGAGACTTTCCCGGTGGTGGGAATCCTGATATCATTAGCTTTAATTTTACTCACGTATTATCAAATGATAAGAGATTTAGTACATGTTTTGTAAATCCTGATCCAATCACACCATTTGTACCACCTGTGGGTGATTTCTATTGTGCAACTAATGACAGATATACCGAGTTCTTTATGATTAAGGCATTGGCACAAGGTCTGATGAGATACGATGGAGAATACGAAGTTGTAATCAGAAATTCAGATTTAGTACCTTTATATAAGGGTATATGGCAAGTCACAGGAAATTCTGTGGCTGAAGAAAATCCATTTATCGAATACCAATCAGATAACGAGGAAAATAACAGCTACATTTACATAGAAGAGTAATATGGAAGAAAACAAAAAATATCAATTAAAGAAGGTTAAATTTTACAATGCAACCTTACCGATTATCTCGGAGGTATTTTCAAACAAGGATTGGGTTTTTTACGGTGACGCAAATAACTATCCACAATGGTTGATTAGACAGTACGACAATTGTGCTATACATAAGTCGATTGTACAATCAAAAGTCTCTCAGATCGTGGGAGATGGACTTGTATCCCCAAGAACACCGATGGCGGTGGTTAACCTAATTAATGACAAAGAAACTGTTGAAGATGTATTTCAAAAATGTGCATTGGATATGGTACTCTTCGGAGGATTTGCATTAAACGTTATATGGTCAAGAGACCGTACACAAATCGCAGAGATTTATCACTTAGACTTTAGTAGAGTTAGATGTGGTAAAATTGAAGAAGATGAGGATGATGTTAAGAGATACTTCTATTCTGCGGATTGGGATAACTTGAGAAAGTTCAAACCCCAAGAATATCCTGCATTTAGTCAAGATGCCGATGACCCATCTCAAATCATCTATGTAAAATCATACCAACCATCTCAAGACTATTACCCCTCACCCGACTATAGTGGTGCCATGGCGGCAATCGATATCTCAATCGAGATCCAAAACTTCCACAAGAATAATTTAAAAAATGGCATGTTACCATCTCTCTTCATTAATTTTAATAATGGGGTACCAGGTGATGAAGAACAAAGAATCATTACCAGAGCGTTGGAAGAACAATATGGTGGAACGGATAATGCGGGTGGACCTGTAATCTCTTTCAACGAATCTAAAGAATCTGCACCAACAATTGAGGCAATTTCTCCAAACGGTTCTGACAACTATTACACAACTATCTACGAAGACATCATCAGATCCATTTTAAGTGGGCACAGAGTATCTTCAGGAGAATTGTTTGGTATCAGTACTGCAGGAAAATTGGGGTCCGCAAATGAGATCGTAGAACATTCTGAGTTCTTCAGAAATACGGTTATCAAACCTTACATTAAGGATATGATCCCAACATTCAATAAAGTAATGTCATTGAAGTTTCAAGAACCAATCAGGTTGGAAGTATTACCATTAACCATTATGGACGTGGAGAAGATAACCATTACAGAACAACCAACACAACAAGGATAACATGGCAAACGTTTTATTAATATCAGAAACTAAATTAAAGTCTTTCACTAATATAAATAAAAATGTGGATATGGACTTGTTGAAGGCAGAGATTAAAGTCGCACAAGACATTGATCTTCAAACTGCGTTGGGTACCAAATTCTATAACCATTTGTGTAGTCAGGTAACATCTACGGGTAATACCTTCAATGCCAATGAGTTAACATTGGTAAACGATTATATTGCACCGTACTTAATTCACGCCGCATATCATACCGCAATCCCTCATATTCACTACAGAACGATGAACAGAGGTATTATGGAAGGTGAGGCAGAATCTGCCAGGGGCGTAGATATAGAAACAATGAAGTACTTGAGAAATGTACAAAGACAAAGAGCAGACTTCTACCAACAAAGAATGTTGGATTGGTTGATGACGGGAGCGGGACAAAACCTATTCCCTGATTGGAATAATACTTCATCTTATGATGGTATGGTACCTGATAAGACAGCCAAGTATAATGCAGGCATTGTATTGAACCACACAACTCGTAAGGGTTATGGGTATAAAAATCTCAATCTTCCTTCTTATTCGGAGATTGATAAATCTGACGGACCTTGTTGCAATTAATTATGATGGATCAACTAATTGAAAAAGTAATATATGTTGTATCGACCGTTGCAGTGTCTTTAGTAACATATTTGATGGGTAAAAGAAAACAAGAGGCGGATACAGATTCGACCACTTTACAGAACCTTGAAAAGTCCCTATTAATCTATCAGAATATGGTTAGTGATATGGGTGATAAAATTGATGTACTATCTAAAAAGATAAGTGATCTAGAAAAAACCATCGAATCATTGATGGATGAAAATAAAAAACTAAAACTAAAAATCAAATAAATTATGGAAGCAATCTTAGCAAAACTATCTTTACCTACGGAAGGTGAATCTTACCAAGATTACAAATCAAGAATGGAAGCCGAACACGGTAACAGTCATGATGCATGTAAGGCAATCAAAATAAAGTATACTGAATCTTTGATGTTATTCTAATGATTAGTGTCAAATTGAAATTAGTTCAACTTTCCTTGAGGGAAGGTTTTGTGTTACCCAAACCAAGTGGTGAGACAGAGGATGAATTCATTTCAAGATGTATGTCTGATTTGAATACTGAATTCCCTGATCAAGATCAGAGATATGCAGTTTGTAAATCACAATGGGACAGTAAGTAGAACTATATTATGTTTAAATGAAAACCCCCCAATCGAGAGAGAGGGGGGTTTTACTATATAAGAGGGGGGATCCTCGCCAAACAATATGAAAGTATGATATGAGAATATAAGTAAGGAATCCCCCCGATGTACAATATAATATAATTATAAGAATTTTTTCTCAAATAAAAAACCCCAAGATCTCTCAAGGGGTTATTTTTTTAACAGATGAATTGTTTTTCAATCCAACTCTCTGGCATCTCGAACTTGGGACCATACTTCCCTCGGTTCACTTTGTATACCACAGTAATGGAAACGTTTTTCATCTTTGCAATCTCAGGGTAAGTTAAACCTTTAAGGAGTAATTCTCTGATCTCAAATTTCATTTCATCTGTGACCTTAACTCGTAGTTTCTTCACATTCCTAACTGAGGGGTAAAATCCTCTCTTATACGAGTTAATCATCGTTTGACTACAGTTACACCAAAAAAGGTCTTTAGTCTTGTTAGAATCCTTCCTTTTAGTTTTGTGACACACTCTTGGGTGGTTCTCAGGATTGGGTAACCAAGTCTCCGCAACTAAACGATGTACTTGTTTACGTTTGATCTTTCTATCAATATAAATGAAACAATATTTGTATCCATCTTTATCTGTTTGAAGTTTCAATAATTTTTTGAATTTTCTTGAGTATACGTTACCAAAATTGGATACCGCATATTGTTCGTGTTCGGGATGAATTCTAAATTCCTCATGAACTTTAATATACTCTTTCGCCATTGGATAGTTCTACTTTTAATCTCTCCACGATATCATCCGTAACGGATTCATTCAGGTAGTTATCGAAACGTTTCAGTTTCTCTATTACTTGAGGGGTTCTACCTTCAATCACATACTGTGAAATGATTTCGGTAACTCCTACAGTCTCTTGCATACCTAATGGTACTTTTACAAGGTTCAAATACTCAATCACGAATTTAAGTGATGACTGTCTGATGATTTGGGTTTGGGTGTTGTTCTCCATACTTTTCATTTTATTATTTTATTGTTTTCTATAAATATACACAAATATACGAAAAGTTTTAACAGGAAGAAACTTTTTTAGAATTTCTTAGTATTTATTAAAAGACATTGATATCTTTGTCGAATAAACTTTAAACAATATACAATATGAAAGAAGAACAAAAACAGTTGTCGTTCCTATTCTACACGAGTTGGAAGGATCAAATTGAAGAAATGAATGATGATGAATTACGAAGATTCATTAACAACCTAATTAATTATCACACCGGTGATGAGGTGGAACTCATTACAAGAATTGATAAATTTATTTGGAATGGTGTCTTACCCGCATTAATTAAAAATCAATCTAATTGGAATAGGAAACGAACTGCGGCAATTGAGAATGGTAAAAAAGGGGGTAGACCATCGGAACGAAAGGAAATTCAAAATAACCTAAATAACCCAGTGGGTTTTATAGAAACCCAATTGGTTTCTAATTATCCCAACTTATCCCAACCTTACCTAAATAACCCACAGAAACC